CCATCTGAAAGGGTAGCGGCTTACCCTGGCTCAGATAGTAGTGATCCAAGGTTTCCGCCAACCAATTCATGTTCTCGTAGTTGGTCAGGTACACGTCCGCATTGGCGAACAGGGCGCGTAGACGCTTCTCCTTGCTGCCGTGCATGACGCTGAATCGAAGGTGACGGGTGTGCTCCCACTTCTTGGCCTCACGGCTCCATACCGCCTGCACGACACGCAACGGGCCAAAGATCAACACCTTCTGCACTGACCCCATGCGCATGCGATCAACGATACTGGTCAGGGTTATCGGCGTTTTTCCAAGCCCCATCTGAAGCCACAACATGGATTCATCGTTGTAGAGCTGGTGCAGCACGCATTCCCGTTGGTAGTCATGTAGCTGCTGGGGTTTGAGCATCCTTCAGTTCCTCAATCAGTTGATCGACCCCGGCATGACCATAGACCACCTTGACCACGGCTCCCGCGTCACGAAGGCGCTGGTGCTCACGCTCCTGATCCGGTGATAAACGGCCTTCGATTGTTTTCACCTCCACCAGCCAGATACCCCAGGGCAGCACAACGATACGATCCGGTACGCCGCGTCTACCAGGGCTGACCCATTTACGCGACGTGCCACCAAGGCTGGTGACACGATCATGTAGGTAACGTTCAACCTTGTTTTCACGGACGCCCATGTTCAGTCTCAGGCCAGTATTCAGATTCAAGTTTCGATGACATTTCTTTAACTTGGCGGCGATTTAGAACTTCACTTGTTGATTCAACGTCGCGTTCTAACAATCGGTCAAACACCTTAAAAGTAATCATGGCGCTTGTTTTATAAAGGGTGATGCTCATTACTTTTCTTGATTCAGAGTCAATCGTAAGAACTTCAATAAAAGACCCGCTCCATAAGCGCTGTGCTACTTTACCGTTGTGTTTCACACGATTAAATGCTTCGTCTAATTGCAGTTTAGTTGCCATGATGATTCTCCTACGGTAAAAGAGCGGGACATTCACCCGTCAAAAAGTAGTGCATCTTTTGCGCTACAGTGAAGTTATGATCATGTTCGCCGCGCTCAATTTCTTCCGCCAACTTGATGTTGCGCTCTTTTATTTCCTGACGTTTTTCAGTCGTTACATGATTCGCATAGTAATCAGCAGTAAGCGCTTCGGCAGCAATTTCACGATGAATTTTAGCGGCATAGACTCTTGCTTGTTTGATGTTCATGACACTCTCCTATTGATTCGATCATGCAACCCGCGACGAAACTCATTGATGATGAAATGACCTGGAGTCGGAAACCAGTTCCAACCGTGGTAATCGGCATCGGGATTCTTTCTAATTTCACGCAATGCTTTAGCCATCACCTTGATAGGGACAAATCGACCTTCAGGGGTTAAAAAGCCTTTCGGGTAGACAGGTTGCATGATTCGAATCCTTCTGTGTGCGTTGCTGTGTTGTACAATGTATAACACTAGCCTTGCAGCGTCAACACCAGTTTCTCGGCTTCCTTCACGTACCAATCGTGATTCAGGTCGTCCATGTCCAGGCCGCCACGGATATCGTTGCACAGCGTCACCAGCCAGCCAGTGTTGATTCCCGTGCGGCGTTCGGCATAGACGCTCTTGTTCTTGGTGTGGATGCGCTCATCCCAGGCGTCTCCGACTTCCGCCAGCACCTGCTGATAGTAGTGATCCGGTACGCCGTTCTTCTTCTTGTAGGCACCTTCCGGGCCTGCTGGCGGCATGACCTTCTCCAGCGTCTTGCCATCGGTGCTGATGTAGTAGCGAACGATGTTCGCCACGCGCTCACCGCCCCATTCCAGCGATGACGACCGGGGCACCTTGGTGCGCAGCAGGTAATCCATCGGGTCATCATGGTTGGCGATGAACTCCCGAATGTCGCGACCATGCACCAGGGCGGCTTCGGCGGCTTTCGGCACCACCAAGGCACTGTGATTCTGGTGCCAACCCAGCTCATACTCATAGGCACCTTTGCGCTTAATTTTCATTTCTTTCACCTTTATTGAACCTGATTACTTGAAACCCTTTGCAAATCGCAATGTTTGTCTTTTTTCTGTGAAAATTAGAAATCACGTTCTTGATGCCTAATTCACACAATCTCTTATACTGGCAGTTTTCAATCTGACCGTTTGGGTGGTGAACTTCGTATTCGTATTTCGTCTTATGTTTAGAAAGAATTTCCGATTGCTGACGGCGGCGCTCGTGATTGCCGCACCAATGATCTTTCATTTTTTTAGAATGTCCGTCACGCTTGCCGGAACCCCATTGCTGTTTTAGTGCATTGCTAATTTTTTTACTTGTTGATTCTGATGCTATCATTCCTGTTGAGCTATCAAGACGAAGATTGTAACCGTGATTTCTGTCTACACTGTTTAGCTCCGTCATCCAAAACAATTCTTTTTCCTGTAGTATTTTAATCTCGCAAAATTCAAGCGGGAAAAATTCAAAATTATCAATACCCACCTTCACCATTGCGTTGTATAGATAATCATTAATATGCCCAATTGATCTTTCGCGGAAGTCGTAAACGTATTGATGGCAACGCTTGTACATGCATTTGGTTTTACCGACATATATTTTGTCGTTGACCAAATTACGGATACCGTATATTCCTGAGCGATTTTTGAGAAATTTATTTGGTTTCATAATATCAATGTAACATAGTTATTCGTACACCGCAATATAGTTATTAACATCTTTCACAGCCATCATCTTGTATCTGGCAGCCTCAAGCTGCAAGCTCGTCATCTGCTCCCACCAGTGCTGCACCTGCTCTACCCAAGGTTGCAGGTGACGCGGGCAGCGGATGGTCAGGCCATCGGTGTTGATCTGGATCATCTGCACTGCCTCAGCCTGCATGAGCACTTCCGCCAACATGCACAGCAACAGTTGCCCATTGATGGTGATGCTCATGGTGTACTGAGGATCGAAGAACGGGCTGTACTGGTTGTTGGAATCACCATAGACACCGTTCAGCGCCAGCTTGAGCATGGCGTTTTCCGCCGTGCCTTTGGGGTAGCTCTTACGCTGTTGGTACACGTCTTCATAGATGTCACAGAAGGTCTGCCCCAGGTGCTCAGGGTAGAAGCCGTTGGCAATAGCAAGGTTGGGATAGTAGCTGGCAACGTCGAGATCGATAATCATGTGATCGTCGTCAGCCTGGACAATCTGTGATTCAACAGACCCGTGGATGCCCCCGGTACCGAAGTCGAACTGGAAGCCACGAACGGTGCAGTGCACGTCCTTGAAGACACCCTTGGTCTCGGTGATGATCTGTGACTTGAACCATTGCAGGATGCGGTCAAACTCAGGGTCACGGAAGGCGATGTAGGGAATGATCACGTCAGCAAGGCGGATGCTGTCACGTTTGGTCTGCACCATGTGACGGCGACCGTCGATGTACTGGTAGCAGCAGCCAGGGCTGTGCTCTTCCAGCCGCATGATGAAGTAGTCCTTGCCTATCTTGGTATCGTTATGGTTCATGAAGTCGCGACCGTACTTGGCGGTAAGCTCTTCACGGAACCTGATCTGATCCAGTGACTCACGGTAGAACTTCAGCGTCTCCAGCACGTCATGTCGGTTGTATCGCTTCAGCACGTTGGCCTGTTCACGGGTCAACTCGATACCCACGTCAAAAGGTAGGTCTTCAACATTGTCACTGCGCATGTTGAATTCCAGCACCTTCAGGCTAGTGGCACGGGCCTTGTTGTCGAAGTGGTGAATCTTGAACAGGTCGATCTGCTCCACTACCCGGTCAGACTCCCACACCATATGAGCGAACCTGGCGTTGTCAGGTGCGCGGATGATGCTCATGGCCTTCTGGTAAATCTCCCACGCGGACACGTTGCGGGCTTGGTGGATGAAGTGCACCACCGGGTAGTCGAAGCCCACGTTGTTGAAACCCACCATGCGGCAGTTCTGAGCGCTCAACGTGTTCAGGTAGTCCAGCAGCGCGGGGATATCGTGACGCCATGGGCTGGCTTCAAAGACCCATTCCCGGCCTGTGTCCACGTGCACTGCGTAGAAGGTGAAGACGTTGGGGTAGGTCTCGATATCGTAGACGACATCACCAGGGGTGAGGCCGTAGATGAAGTCTGGAGTCATGTCTGTGTGCCCCAAGAGGAAACCGCCCCTGGAGCGGGGCGGCTTTGTTGTCGTTATGCGAAGCTGGGTGCTACGCCACCGGGTGGCAGCATCATGCCGTGCTGGATCAACTGTTCATCACTCCAACCAGCCGCGTGATACTGCTCACGGGTCAGCCCGTTAGCCTTGTCCGTCATCTGGTGCTTGGGTGCTTGGGGAGCTGGCGGCGGCGTGGCAGGTGCAGCCGGGGCGGCTGCTGGCGGCTGCTGAGGTGCACCACCTCCCTGAGCCACGTCACCAAACATACCTTCCACGGTGGGCTTACCGTCCAGGCGACCCAGCTCACCTTCTTCACCGGTCAGCATGATGCCGTTCAGACCGCAACCGACACCCTTGTTGACAGGCTGGTTGTAGACGAAGCTGTTGAGCGCTGCCCAGACCACGGCACCAGCGTAAGCGTCCGCCTGATTCATCACCGGGTTCATCTGCATGTCCACGGTGTGCGGCTTGCTGTCAGCCTTCGCGTTGGCGCTGATGATCATGTAGGCGTGCATCTCGGGACGGTCAGGATGCTGGACAGCACCGTCCTTCATGAACTGCTTACCGTTGGCGGGGAAGCCGTTGGGCCAGCCGTTCGCCTTCTCGGTGTCGATGATCTGCTGAATCTGCTGCACCTGCGGGTCATCCTTGCGGATAAGGACACTGGCGCTGAACTTGGGGTCATCCCCAGGGTTCACGCTGCGCGGGGTGAACAGGTGAGGGTAGCTCAGGATGCCTTTGACTTTGAATTGCATGGTTGTGTGCCTCTTCGTGTGGGTTACAGAAACGATGGTACATCATCTGTTGTAGTTTGTACAACATCTTTGAATGGCAATTCTGACTTTTTGCCGCGTGCCACCTTGGTCAACTTCAGCTCCCCGGCCTTGGTGGTTACGTACTGCTTCTCCAGCTTCTCCTTCTGGTCGTCAGTGAGGTTGGGATTCTTCATGATCTGAGCCGGTGATGCCAGCTTCGGCGGATAGATGTCATCGCGCTTGAGCTTGCGATTCTTCAGCACCTTGACAATCTCTTCCTCCGGCTCATTCCAGAGTCGGCTTGAGCGTCCAGGCTTCAGCGCGTACCCGTCCACTTCCTGACCTTGCTCCAGGCGGGTGAACAGCTCAGCTTCCACGCGATCAAAGGCGGCTTCGATACCAGCGCGGGCGTCTGCCAGCTCCGTGAGGCGCTGCGTGTCCATCTGCGTCACATCGCCCACTACGCCTTCGATCAGCTCGAACAGGCTTTGCCCGTCCTGCGTCACTACGTCATTGTCCATCTTGAGTACCTCCAGA